GCGCTATGATCCCGGTCAGTTTTTGATCGCCGGCCGGGTCGGTCCATGAAATATCTAAGTAATTTCTTACCGGTTCTAATAATTCACCCGGTAACATTTAACCACCTACTTTTTAGGTTTCTTGATTTCTCCACAAAAAACAACCAGAAGCGGCATCTTATTAACCGCTCCTAGTTATTATCTTTTAGGGCTTAGGACTTAGTAACCTCAACGGTATAGGTTTCTGTCTCAATTCCGCTTGTAACGGTTACTTCGACAGTGTTCGCTCCTGTTAACCATGTTGCCGCTGCGCCGTTAGCATGAGTTACGGCGTTCAACGTAATTGCAATTACTGCCTCTCCGTCCATTGCAACCGCCGTAATTGTATTAGTTGCGTTAACCGTTGCTAAGGTATAGCTGAATGTGGACTTGTTAAAGACTGGTGTAAGGCTCAGTGCCCCAAATACCAAGCTCGCTAACCTTGCATCAGCTAGTTCTAGAATTGGAATTGGCGAATCAGATGTATTAGTAACGAATACTTCTCTGATCGCAGGTTTCAGCCCTGAAATGTCGGCATAAACGAACGCTGTATTATCGAGCGGCATACCATAACCATACAATTTAATGAGATAAACCCTTTCATCTTCTAGAAATTTATACTCATCTGAAAACTCAATCTTGCCACTTTTGGCAGTACCGACGCCCATAAAGTAACGATTGGCCAGTCCAAATATAGCTTTGCCAGCTGGAACCTCGGTTGACTGGATAACCCTAGTTGGAAATGGGAACACATTGTTAACATACGTGCCGTCGGCACTCCTTATAGTCGTCGCTGGCATTACCTTTGTCAGATAATCCGCAGGATTAACGATCAAAACAACTCCGTTTACTACCCGTGGATTGCCCTTTGAATCCACAGCCATCCCGCCGATTAAAGCGCCGTAGGAAATAGGATCCAGCGACACAACTGGTACTGTATCTTTTAAAGGATACACCCCACCAGTAACGACAACGCCTTCTTGGACTTGACGGTTCATGCCGATTGGCATATTCAGTCCAGTACCGTTAATGATGGCCGCTTCAAGGCCAAAGGCCATCGCTTCGGCTAAAATGGTTCTAACATATCTGTCTAACCAAGCGGGACCTAAATCCAACATTGATTTTGCAACTGGCAGGAACGCAGATAGTTTCATCAGGGTCAAAGGAATCTTTTTGAATCCGCTGGTGAGCTCTGCTACGATTGCAGCGGTTAAAACTCCCCAAGTAGCGAGCTGTTTGGTGTTCGTGTTAACAATAAATTCGATCAGTCCGGAGGTGTTTTGGAAATTGATCACGTCCAAAAGTGGGTGAGTGGCGACAAGTTCATCGAACACCGCGTCAATCGTGGTGATCGGGAGTACAACGGTGAGGTCAGCGAGTGCCTGCCTTGGGCTGTTGGAGCGCATTGCCTCGATAACGCCCTGGTAGTATTTATTTTCCTCGGAAGTGAGTTGGCGTACGCCCCTGGACGCGAGGACTGTGGAATCTGCTGTTTGAGCCATCAAGTGCGCTTCGGCCATCACGGACTCTTGAATGTTTTCCGAAAACTCTGTGAAGGCTTGTGCAAATCCCTCTTCACTGCCGTCCTTGATCGCTTGGTTCAGTTTTTGCATGATTGCGGTTTTTTCGGCCTGTAAAGTGTCAGCGTTTTTCATGTGTTTCTCTCCCTTTTTTAGCGCATTAGCGCATTAATAAATTTTAATGTTTTGTTCTCTTGGGGTGCTGGTTCGGGTGTTGGTTCTGGAATAGGTTCCGGTGTTGGCTCAGGATCGGGGGTAGGCTCAGTAATTGGTTTTGCAATCGCTTGTTGCGCGACTAGCATCTCGAATAACGTTTTCTTCACGCTTTGGCTTGCGTTTTTATTTGACGCCTCCCCAACGATTGACGTTGCAAATCCCATTTCGAGCGCATCTTTCGGAAGTAACCATTTTTCGGCATCAAGCATAGCCCTTAGCGATTCCTCCGTGACGTTGACATGCTCCATAAATATTGCAATCGAAGCAGCGGTTATCGTTTCTAGATCGTCTGCCTCTTTTCTGAACTGATTGGCATTACCCGCCGCCATTGTCCATGCGTTATGGATAAACAGCAATGAAGCGTTAGACATAATCCTTTCATCACCCGCCATAAAAATAACGGCCGCAATTGAAGCGGCAAAGCCATCATCATGGGTAATGACTTTCGCCTTATGCCTTACAAGCGAGTTATGGATTGCTAACCCCTCAGCAACTTCACCGCCGTAAGAATTGATATAGACATTAATTGTCTCAACGTCTAAATCTCTCAGTTCTTTCGATAGGCTGTAGCTGGACACGTCGCTTTCAAGGTATTCATACGAAGTAATATCGCCATAGATATAGACATCTGCCTCGTTATTTTGCTTTACTAATGAATAATATTTCTTCATAATTTTAGCCCCTTTCAACATTAGAAAAACACTCCATAAATGAAGCGCCAAATTGATAGCTTTTTCAATTTTAATAAAGGATCTATACAAGTTTAATTTTGCGGTCTTTCTGGCGAGGGGTTACTAACTGTATCAACTTCAAAAGTCCCACTTCGTCAACAAGGACTGCCTCTGTTTCCTTATCGAACGTCATGATGCTATCGAAGTTTGGTCTTGCATCTCCCCAACTAAGACCCCTTACTAATCGCATGGCAATATTCAGTTTGTCGCAATCAGAGCAGAGCATTGTGCCAAACTTCAACTCTTCGCCAAACCATCTTTCCCTTTTCAGCGGTCCGCCACCGCATTTGTCGCACCTGTCGCCATCGATTTTAGAGTACCCTATTTGTTCATGCCCGCAATTTAGACAGGAAACAATCATTCTCCTACCTCTAAACTTTACATCAATCATGGCGTTACCCCCGAATTCAAAGCGTTCAAAACATCATCAATAGAACTGTAATTCTTTGTCAGGAAATGTTGCCATGCCCATGGCTCGTCAATGATCTCTTCTCCTACAAGTTTTCTAATATCGTTTATGCAGAAAGCTCCACTAGCAATTAATTTGTCAATGGCAACGGAAACACTCAGGAGGTCAACGTGCAGAATTGACTTGGTGTCGATCTTGAGATAATTCCCCTTAGAGAACTCTTTAAACCCATACCTCTTTCTGTTGATCTCCTCAGCGATGTTATCAACCAAAGGATCGACGCAGAATGTCAGGTAACTAATTAGCGCGTCCCCAATTCCCGCAATGTCCCCCTTAGCCAAGGCAGGAGGAATGCCAACGCTCTTCGCCGTGAAGTCGCTAATGTCATCCATCATTGAACGAATATCGCGGGTTCCTTCGTTGCTGTACGTCTTGCTCCCGGTATCGGTATAGGTGTAACCGTCCGGAAGTGGTAATACTGCGTTTTCTGCAGTAAAGAACTTTTTGAACCGATTATTCATTAAATCGTCAAAGGCTGCTTTTGCCGCTTCGTTGCCTTGTGCGAGTGTTTTGTAGTTCAATATCCCGCGACTCCCGCGAGACTTCTGATAGGCCGTCATGCCGTATGTGATTAGTTTTCCATAGCTTTCATAAATAGCATTGGTTACTTTTCGCATATCCTTCTCGCCAAGTTTAAAGTACATTACGTCTGACATTCTGTACTTTGTGGCGAAAGTGTAATTGCCAACGGTCACACCCTCAAAAATGTTATCGACTAAGGCGTATTCTGTTTGCTGGAAACTATCGGCCACAAGCAATTGACCGTTCTCTTCGATCACTAAGCACTCGTTGAATCGGTAAAGTTGAGATATGAGTTTGTGCATGAATGCTGAAGAATTTTGGTTCTTGTTTGGCGAGACATTCCATTTGTAATACTCTGGACCCTTGATTTCCTTACCTCCGACGAAGGTTTTAAGTTCGCACTTGCTGACGCTGTTGGCTATCATATTGATACAGGACCAGAACGCAAGCTCTCGGATGTTGATCTCAGCAACTAGGGCATAGAATTCTTCGTCTGTTACTTCTGCCGATGTTACGATTCCACCAGTAAAAAAGTCTCTAATGTACGTCAGTAATCCTATTTCGTTCACCCCCTCTCTAATACGAATAAACCGGAAGATCGGCAATTACTTCTTCGCCATCGCCCATGCGTTCCTCAATGACAACGCTCGCGACTAATGCTAAAAATGGATCTGTTTTTCTTGACTTGCTTTCTATTTTTCCATAGTAGAAATTACCTGTATCAGTACCCTCTCTTTTTCCCGCTCTAATCAATTTTGTATTATTACAAGCCCACCTGAGCGGAGGATTATTCCCCCAAACAAAAAGTTGATTCGTGAAGTAACTCCCGATCACAGGAACAATTTTCATAATGTCGGATGGTCTAACGAGATAGACGTTTTTATTTTCCTTTGCGTCGAACCCTATCCTTCTGAGTGATGCCGATACTAATGAGTACCTGTAATTATCTAACGCCAATCCAATAATATTGTATTTAGATCCCATCTCTTGAATATAATCGGTCAATAAATCAGGATTAATCTCTTTATCGTCAACAAGCGTAAAATGTCCCTCATCTGCCCAAAGCTGCCAAGGTATCTGTAACCGCCTTAGATCGTCTGATTGTAAACACAACCAATCATGGGATATATCGTAACATTTACCATCCCTTTTAAAGTGAAAGTTCACACTCGCTAGGTCGTTGATCGACGCATAATCCAATCCTACTGTGCAATCCCAGCCTTCCATGTCAGGAAGTTCTTTATTAGTTGACTCAATGTTTTCCCACTCGGTAACTATTAAATCCTTGTTTCCCTTGGGCCAGTTCATTCGCTTTGTATAAAACTCCTGCTCAATATGCGGTTCGTACTTCAATTGGACAAATTCTTTATTCATTTCCTTTTGGAGTTCAGCGAAAAACCTAAGAGAAGGGTTTGCTTTATGCCACATGTCGGGTTCTAGGGCTTCCTTCTCTTCGTCTATCTTGTAGATTAGGGGTAATAGCCCCAACTCGGTTATCGTTCCGTTTAGAACATCCTTAGAGAGTGCTAGCTTATCATCAATTACTCCCTGTCTTATGTGTCCTTGAGTCGTGATATAGAACGTCCTTGAGTGCTTTTTCTTACCGAAACCGGAAGTGAATACACTAATCATCTTGTAATTTTCATATTCATGGATCTCATCGAAAATCAAACAAGCTGTTCTCTTACCGTCTTTTGTCCTGGCGTTCGACGTGTTGAACTTGATATAGGAATTTGTCTTAAGATTGACTATCTTTTCCTTTGATTTATAAAAGAACTTCTTCGACTTCTCCCAGGTTCGATCAAGCATTTCGTAAACATCCCCAAATGATGTTCCAGCTTGGTCTTCGCTATTGGCTATTATGTCAACGTTGTACGCCTTAACGCCGTGGTAGTGAGTCGTTAGATACCACGCCACCGGGGATATGAAACCATTCTTTCCGTTTCCTCTGCCCATTACAATTAGGAATTCGTCGAAGACAACCGTGTCGTTCGATTTATAAAAGCAATGGATCAAGGCAAAAATAAAGAGCTCCCAGTCAAGTATTTTGAATTCAAAATACCTTTCCATGAGCTCCACGCCTTTTTCAATTGCAGCACTATCAATAAATACGTTTGGATCGTTTAGTTTCGTTTCAATGTAATCCATGGCCTGTTTGATTTCTTCGGATGATGGTATTACCTGGTTACGGACATCATCCATGTATGAGTCAATGTGTGGATGGTATTTACATTTCGCCATCATCTTTATCATCTGCCGGTGTGCTTGTCGCTCTTAATCCAAGCTCATTTAGAATCTTTAGCATCTGCCCGTTCGTCTTGTTGAGTTCTGAAATAGAGTCATTCTTTTTATACCCTGATTGACTTGCCCCATTTTGATACATTACGGACACGCCGCGCTCGTTTATGTCCTCGATTAGCTTATTTTTGATGGCCCAAAGACACATATAGTCGTTTACCATATCCAAGTAATGATTACCGTGGACCCCGTTTTTTTCAAGTTGATTTACTAGATCCTTTTTAATATCCGATTCTTGCGTCATGGTCTACACCCCCTTATGTGATATTTTGGTAATTTATCGAAAGTACGGAACCCAGCTGAGAGACGCCGCCGCTCATTAATATTGGTATTTATTGGATGGGGGCATCATATAACCAATATTATTTACTTTTGCAATTCTTTGAGTTCCATCGTCTTTAACATAAATCGTCCTAAGATAGATTCAGTTTCTTTCGTGACATCTTCTCCTACATCTTCCCTTGCCTTTAATGCAATGAACTCATCTATTATGTCTGCTGTTTGTCTAAATACATCACGCATCTTTATCATGTCTTCCATGACTTACCACCTCTCAAACAAGCTACTAACTCCGACGATTCTAACTTCAAATGGATAGAAGTAATCCAATATATCTTGAACAGATACCCCTTCATCCTTTAAGACGATATGGCTTTTCCCTTTGGTATATCCGCGCAAAGTCTTCTCTTTAGCATATCCACCCTTACATATTGGCAGGACATTTATTTCCTTTCCAAACTCTTCACGTGCCATATCCCTGTACATTCTCTCTAAGTTCTTGTGTGGAACAATAGGAAGATTGTATTCACATGCTAATTTAATAAGCGAATATGTCTTGCCTATCTTTCTGTCAACGACACGCATAATCCGTACATCATCCCTGCCGTCCATTACGTCCTGCAAGTCAGCTTTGAGTGTCTTATATATACGGTCGCTTTCTTCCTTGAGTTTTTCTCCGTCTCTCATCGTTGCTAAGTTATGTAATGCTTCGATTGCATCGTTGGTCATATATGTTCTTTCCATATCGTCTACCACCTCTCAATAGTCAATGGTTCAACCTTCTCTTTCCGCACCCATTGGTGGATCAATTCGTGACAATTCTTACAAATTGAGACTAGGTTCCTCTTTGTAACTCCATCATCATCCTTGTAATACTTCTCAAGCGCTAACTCTGGATGTAACTTAAGATAGTTAACGTGGTGACAGGTGTTCGCCCTTGTGTAGTATCCCTTAGCCTTGCAATGCAAACATTCATACTTATCGTCCCTCAACACTGCCTTGCGTAACCTACGCCATTCCTTAGACTCATAGAACTTAGTGGCAAAGGCTTGTGTTACCTCATTCACCCTCGTCTCGTCTGCCTGATCCCGCCAGGCCCGCGTCTATACCCATCATGTGACATAAGTTGTTCGGTCTCATTTATTCTATTCATCAACAATACCTCATCGCTACATCGCGTCCATCCCCAATGGTGACAGTTAGGACAGTTCTCCTTTTCCTTTGGATCTATAGCGTTATAGTGCCAGCACTTTGGATCCACTACAATCCCCTCCTGTATTTTGGCATAAGAAAAGACGCTCCTGTCGGAACGTCTGATTAGACATAATAAAGCCGGCCCCCGATCGGAGGGCCGGTTTCTCCTTCTACACATGGTAGATGAGATAATGATGTGGGTAAGGATTTGCGCCTTACATGTAAAGCCTTCAGTGTATGGAACAGCCTTACCATTAGTCTCGCTAACGAGGTCTCACCCCCGCCATACTTATGAGCGTCTACCTATTCCGCCACCACATCCTATATTTGAGCATAGAAATAGACGCCCCTATATTTCAGGGCGTCTTATAAATGTTCAATATGTGCGAGATATCCCCTGAGGCATACCCTAATAGGAATTATATCATGGCGTGTAAAGCAAAGTCAACGAATTAATCCGTAGATCCCCAAATATAAACCGTAGGAATATTACCCTTATTATTCTTCTTAACTTTCATACTAGACCCGCCTGGCGTTGTAGGCCCGCTCATACACTTCACTGGCTCCTTATATGCCAAGTCTGCCACATGATACTTACGATAATCAGCCCATCTCTCATCCTCATCCATCTTACTAAAATGCTCTGCCCAAGTTCCTTTGATTCTATAGGCGCTCTCCACGGCCTCAGCTTGCACGACTTCCTCCGCGATCTTGGCCGCTAGGACGACGATTCCGAGGTCAGATATATCTGGCTCATATAGGCCTGCCTTGCATAACACGTCGTATTTGCACAAATGACAATCAATCCATCCGTTGGGGCATACTCGGATCTCTTTAGGGCATTTCATTTACTTAAGCCCTCCTAGCCTATTTTCAATCCATAGCGCTAAAAGTAGGAAATTAGCTGCAAGTAGGAAGTAAATAGCATCGGCCATGTTATTTATCCAAAACGAAATATTGCTTGTCACTATCAAGATTACAATTATCACTGCCTGAAATGTGTAATATACCTTCATTCCCTTATCCCCCTTAACACGGCCATCCACACGGCCCAAAGTAAGCAGTAAATAGCATCCGGCACATTATGTGTAACTAGCAAAACAATGCTCATCATCCCTGCTACTATACTCAGCACTAAGCAGGCGTCCTTTAGCCACTTCATTCAGTTTCCCCCTCCATTGTCCGCATCCGCCAAGGATAAATACTTCTCCCACAATTCCTTCAAGATCCTTTTAGCCACTCGCTCACTTGGTTAACCTTTCCGGTATATCCTGCATTTCTGGATGTTTAATCTCAGTCCAAATAGCAAAGGCTATATTCCACATTGCGGCTCTCAGATGCGGTTCGTCCTTCATGCCCCTGCTATAACAAGATATATGTCGCATCGCACTGTCGATAAGGCTGTGAATCGGTATTCCTTTTTCACAATTTCTCTCACCGTATTTCATGGCCCCTTCTTCACAATGTAGGGCTAGTTCATGGATCGCTTCCCATGGCAGGAGATCATATCTCCCCTTTCCTTGGTGCATATCTCGTACTGATCCTGAGCTGAAATTTGTTCTTTCCCCGCTGTCCTTTATCAGTTGCTTGGGATGCCTCGGTATCCACTTAGTATAATTACCGCAATCATTGCAATATTTATCCGGCGGTTTACCGTAAAGCGAGCACGTTGCGCACTCTTTAATTATCATTCAACTTCCTCCATTTCCCAAATACCCCTCCAAAACTTCCTTAGCCTCAATCCATCCATAACAAACCTTTGCTAAATACCCTTGCTTTGTCGTTTGCTCGATCCACCACTTCTGACTAGCCGAAGTCGTATTGCCTTTTACCTTAAGTTCAATATATAGCCCGTGATACCCGTTCCTTGAGACAGGTAACATTATGTCGCTCACCCCCGCCAAAACCCCCTCACGCTTCATTCTGGCTCCCTGTATTACGTTTGTTCTGGCGTTTCCATTGCCAATTGCATGGAGGAGAACGAGTTCAGGGTATTTGGCTTGAGCTAGTTTTGTCCACTGGAATAGGGCGATTTGGTTGTCGGATTCGGCGTGTTTCATTCTTGCCCCAAATGTTCATCGGTTATCTCCATCTCAAAAAACGTGTTCCAGCAATCAGGATAACAACTTAAACCAACTTGTGAGCATACTTTTTCACACGCTTTCACTAATGATTCTGGATACTCGCAATCAAGCTCAAGTCCATCTTTTAAAACACAAGGAGAAATTCTGTTCATGTACGACCATTCTTTTATCTGCTCAAGCGTTGCTGTTGTTCCCTTCAGTTGGTTAATAAGCTCAAATACCTTCATCCATTTCAATCCTCCCCATCATTATCACTCATATGCACTCCGTAATTAAAGACTAGGAAAATTCCAGTAATCACGATCCATGCGATGAGATATTTCATCTCGCCAATACCTCTTTCTTACTCTTTTCATCCCTATGCCACACCGACAACATTGTCCGACTCGCCTCTGTCCTGACATACTCCAATCCATCTGTGCCGATCTGCCCGGGCACATAACCATCCGTCATCCGGTAAACTTTAACCGCTTCATCTCTGCATCCGAACAACTCCTTGATCCGTGCATCCAGCTCACCGTTCCTCAACTCGCAGATCACATTAGTCGTCTTCGTTGGCGGCATATCCTTTGTGACATTTTTCAGCCAGCGCATATGATTTGTCATCTGTTGTCTACATAGCCCTATATTCTTTGCAAGTCTCGATTGGCCGCCTGATAATGTTATGGCTAGTTTGAATTTTTCCATTGTCGGATATCGCCGTCGAAGTTGTGCCTGCGCTGATTCAATCATTTGGTCGCTACCTCCTCTGGATCTTCACAGTCTGAACAAATTAACTTGCCATTGATTGGGGTTAGTCTCTCACTCCATGATCCGCATATGGCACAATCACCCATCCACCAAAAGTTCGTGTATCCCGCTGCCATTAGATCATCTGCATCATGTTCCCCCGCAACCGTGGTATATACTGGTTTTCCACTCTCCCTGCATAGATGCCCTCGTATGTCTATAAATTCGATCCCGTCCATATTTTCATGTCCAAATGCGAAGTTTCTGGCTTTTCTCCATGTATCAGCTCCGACGAATACTCCGCGTTCTTCATCATCTGAGAAGAAATAGAGTTTATTCATTTGGCTGCCCCCTCCCTTATCTCGTTCCATCCCGCCTATTTCCCCTATAGGCGTTTATACACTTCCCGGCATCCAATCTTACCCCCGCGTGTTTTGCCATCACTGAGCCTAGCAAGATTGACGCTAGGAAGTCTTTTGCTTTGCTCGTTTGGATTGGTGTTAATCCTTCAAACGGTAGATGTATGTTGGGTGTGCCTGTTTTCCTGGACATGGCTTATCCCTCCATCTCAGCCCTTAAATCCTCTTTGATATAATAGTTCCATCCGTTTTCTTTGCAGATCCGTTCTGCTTCAAGGCCGAACTTACGCCAGTCTATATCAGTTTTGTAATGATTAAGTTTTCCAATCTTAAGCAAAGTGTCCTTACTGACCATTACTGGCAGATTGTAAATAAGCTCTAATACTCCTATAGGTTCAATGACTGGCTCAAAACTAACCCATGTATTTATTCCTTTTCTTGAAGCATCAATTAGTGAATTAAGCCTTTCTAACGGCTCAGCTGCGTTTGGTTCTGCCCTATTTGATCCGTATAGACAGGATAACGTGATCCCAAAACTATCCCCATCGTCTAACAAGTCAAAGTCTCTTCTTGCCAGATCCCCGCCTTTGGTCAATATTTGGACGTGAGCGCCTGCTTCTTTGATGGCCTGAATAACTTCGCGTGTCGCAGTTGTATCAATCGTGTGCGGATATGGGTCGCACATAAAGCAGAGCATAATCTTCTTGTCTCTGTACTTCCCCTTTGATAATTGGAGCTTAGTTGCTTCAACAATTCCTTCGCGCGGCTTAACATCTTCGCCGAATGTTTCGTTAGGATGCCAGCGCTGAAAATTCTTCTTTGCGTAACAATACCAGCAATTATGATTACAGGAATTATAGATATTTAAGGCAAAATCCGCATATTCCCCAGCCCTGCCTTTTGGGGTATAAATTGGTCTATGCATTAGGCTTATTCCTCCTCACAGATAAAATTTATTGAACTTACTCGGATCTGTTTTGCCTACCGCCTTATCTCCCGGGTCCTTATTCCGCTTATGTTCTTTTTGGTTTTTTCGTTCAGCCTCTCGGGTTTTAACATGATCAACGGATAGAACACCAGCCTCTCTCCAATCAGTGAGTACGGCATTAAGATAGTTCAATTTCCTAACGTCTACCTCAAGGCAAACCCTAAGACCTTCGATGATCACAGCGTCCGGTTCCTTACATCCCTTTGCTAAAAATTCATCACACCAGGCGATAATGGAATCAGCCTCGCCCTTGGGGATCATTCGCCCCCAATTCTTCTCGGCCCAGTTTATTGCTTGGGTACCGATTGCCATAACATTGTCAGGCGGGATATCCATATCAACGGCTAGTTCTTCCGGTTCCGTTTCAATCATTTCAGTGACATTTTCACTCTCGCGCGCGTTGTTGTTGTTGTTAGTAATTAGGTTAGGTACGGTAGGGTACGGTAGGGTACGGTTACGCAGGACATCCGTGGATTTACCTTGGACGTCCGCTGGACATCCGTCGGACGTCCTTTTCTTTAACGCCTTATTAGAAGCTTTCTTTCGCTTATCACGCTCTCCGCGCTTTCTATCGGCGTCAGATTGTCTTCTTTCGATGAGTCTTCCTGCATATTCATACCAATCGTGAATGCAAAAAACAGATTCGTTCTTGTCAATAAATCCAGCTTCAATGAGAGAATCAACGAATATTTTAACATCGCCTTCCCACATGCAAGCTTCGGCAATATCGCAGTCATCGAATTTAGTAAGCACTCCATCTTGGGCAAAATCTAGAGCCCACCACCAAAAATAATGAAGATGGCCGACTGCAGTAACTACGGAAATATCTAACAATCTAGCAAGCTTCTTGGTTTTAGGATGCCTGCCTACCTCTTGATTACTTTCTATCCATGCCACCTGACCATCTCCCCTTTATCGAAAAAGTGTCCCTTATCCGTCATAACAATTGCATTCTTGGTCCACTACGTCGACGAACATCTTGATTTGATTCTCATCGTCATGGATCAAGCCATTCCATGAGTAACTTCTTCCTAACCCTGGTATCACTGTCAGCTCTGCATTACTTTCCATTACTAACGCCCTTTTTAGTAAGTCAGGGTGTGATTGTCTTAACTCGAATATCTCTGTTTTCTTCATTGATGGGCAGAAGAAACAACTGCTCTTACCCGGCTGTGGAAGTCCTGCGTCTGCTATGGTTTTTATACAAGCATCCCTGTCTATTTCCCACTCGATCAGGGGGAACCAATTCTGGTACTTCTTATCTTGGCTATTTCTCATACGGCGTTCTTCTCCGTAATCATAGCCAATAGCCTTAATAACCTTTTCGCCCTTCTCCCATGCCTCAATAGCCAAGGGGAAATGGTTAATGTATTTATCTTGAGGTTCTGCCTTGAATCGTAAGGAACACGTTTTAAATCCATACGCCAGAGCTGGGAGTGCCTTTCTAATTAAACAATCTTCTTCCAGCGTCCGAGAGGTAACCTTGACTACTGTGATCGGCGGCATTCCATGAGCAACTAGCCAAAGAGAAAACATGATAATGTACCAGTATGTTTCTGGCCTCTCCCCCCCTGTATCTGCAAAGATGATTAGGTCTGGTATAGTCCCGCGCTTCCACATTTTGATAAGCATTGCCGTTGAGTTTGTTCCTGCTCCGTAGGCCACAATTAGAGCCATACCTTCAACCCTCCATGCCTTCCCCAGCTTCGGCAATTCTGTGAGAATAGCCCGGGATTAACCGGGCTATGTTTGGTTACAATTCAGAATAATGTATTGCCCCGGTCAACCGTTTTGTGCTGCGACAGTAATCGCATACCTCACACCTAACCGGCTCCTTAATTCCCGCCTTAACTGCTAGAATCCTTGGCATATTGACTTCAACCTGGGCCAGTTCAACCTCTAGCCTGGTGTGATCCGTCATGTTAATGATTGCCTTGTCTGGCTGCTTTTCCTTCGAGACGGCAACGATGAGAAACTCTGAGTAGTCACCTGGTTCTCGGCCTTCTGATATGCGTTCACCCTCGCTATAAATAGCCATTTGAAGCGGGTAAGAATACGCCTCGACAAAGGAAACTTTCTTTCTAGTTTCCTCGTCCCATACCTTCTCTGTAATGCTCCTGGTTGTTTTCAGATCGACTATCCTTCTGCGCTCATTGTTCTGTACGTCTAACATGACTTTCCATGGTGCCCCGAACATTTCAAAAGTAATAATGACTTCCTTGTCTCCCTCAAGACAATACATGGCAAAATCATCATTTTGTAGGCAATCAATCATGTTGTCAGCCCCAATATATTCAGCTTTTAATGATCCATCTTTCTTAAACATTTGAGGGCAATTGGCTATAAACTCTCGTTGTGTTCCTTGGCTCCAAGAATGTACATAGCTCCCGACCATTAGGGCAATGCTAACTTCTTCTACCCATTCACCAGACAACTTCGCAATTTCTTTAGCTTCACACTCTAAAAATCCCTTATATTGACTCCTGCTCATGAATTCAAAATTGGCCTCATTTGAAAAATAGTTTTCGTGATTAAGAAGCAACTTTCTTTCTCCTTCCTACCCCGCTCGGCCTAGATATTACTTCTTCAATAGGCCAGTGGGCCCTTAGTCTATAAACAACAGTTCCGTAATCTAAGTTGTATTTCCGTGATATTTCTACAGGGGTAAGGTATTCTCCGTTGACCAAATAACGCTTTGTGCATCTTGTATTAAGGCGTTGTTCCCCCATTGTTGCCCATCTACAATTTTCCTTGCAATAATCTCCATTATTGTTATCACGCTCAATAGTGGTATCTTTTTCGTTGTAGAGATTTACATGTTTTATGTAGCTCTCATACATATCTCTTTTGAAAAGATTGAAGTCGTGCCATTCTTCAGATAATAGAATTCCGCGTCCTCCATAACCTGAATATCCGGTTGCATATGGGCTTTCAATTCTCCTGATAATATTTTTCCAAATATTATAAAATCTTGTTTCGCTCATTCCGTGCTTACTGACAACTTCTTTTCTGTAACAACCGCAACTCTTGCTTCTCCCGTTTATAAGTGTTGGGTAAAAAATAGATTTGACTGTCCCACAATCGCATCGGCATAAAACGTAACCGTCTTTTAAGATAATAGAGGGGATAACTGTCCATCTTTCAAATTTTCTTCCGTTTAATTCCTCAGCTCTTCCCATCTATTTCCCCTCCTTACCCGCCACCTTAGCATCGGCATCCTCCATGGCGGCAATCTTCGCGTCTAGTTCCAGGCTTGCCTTCCGCTCTTGCTCTGCCTTGAATTCTGCATCAATACTGTTCTCTGGTAACTCCTTCAATTCCTCACCAGCAATGTCCACGTAATCAGGGTATTCTTCCCCATCGTCATCCTTACGAATGACTGACTGATCAAACTTCACCGCCTGCGCTATTTCCGTAGACATCGGTCCCCAGTGGTTCAGCATATCCTTCAAGACAGTCTTTCTCGCCATGGCATTAAAATCTGATTGCCAGGGGCCGTTGTTGAATGTCTTTGAGAATCTTTGGGCATGAGCAGTAACCCTTTCCTTTGGCCAATAACTAACCTTTTTGAATCCGTTCATGAGTTCGAATACTCCTGCGTAGCCAATAACGTCAAGCTTAGCTCTATACACTAAATCTTTATTAAGTTCGAGCTCCAACACTTCTGTAAATGGGTCCCAACTAATAAGTTCTCCCTTGTGGATATCAATTACATTCATCACTTTATATAGTCCGGTTCGCTGCCCTAATTGGACAAATGCGCGATATCCTAACATAAACTGAGCTTCAGTAACCTCTCCAGTAACTACGTTTTTGTCGTTCTTTACCTTCCTTTTGAAAGGAATCGCATAAGCAAATCCGAGATTATTATCCAACGGAAGATTAAGGCTAGCCGCCTTTAATCCGCAGTACATAAGGGTCTCTGGTACGCAATTCTTCAATGAAGGGGTAATATTAGCCATGGACACTAGCGAGGTTACAAATTGTGGAGCACGCTCCTTCAGGACACCCTCGATGTACTTCTTGACGTTCACCGATCCTAGGAATTGGGCTACCGTTGGTTTTTTCACAGCGATTTCATTACTCATTATTAAATCTCCCCCTCTTTATTTTTAGCAAAATTCGAAATTTACGTCCTTGGATAATGCTTCTTCCATCCCCCAGGCAAGACACAGGGCGTTTATCTTGTCGTAATCATCATCGTCCCAACCAGACACTAGTTCTCTCAGCCTAGGCACAACCTTGGCACAATCAGAAGGGGTTAATCCTCCATCACAATCAGAGTGGTTAAGTAATGGCTCAATATCATCCTTAATGTCATCCCATCTGGTAAAACTTTTAGTGTTTGAGAATCCAGCCATAGAATCAAGATCAATCCCAGCTTCAGCAGCTACCCTTCTTCTAAAACTCATAAATCCGGAATAACTCCAATGTGCTTCGCAATGACTAAAATCAATTCCCATTATTTAATTTCCCCCTCTTTATTGAGACTTTCTCCAATACCAAACAGTAATTCCCAGAAGTGATGGTACTCGCCTTTATTGGCGTATCCAGCTCCAACGGTATATGTCCTTGGATTATTAAGATTGTGTCCTTGATATTCAAGATACTTCTTTGCTTCGTCGAGGATAAAGAACGTTGCCACCGTGCGGTAGCGATAACCAATATTAACCTTGTTGTATAATTTTTCATCTATTCCGTAAGCGGCTAGGTAATCTTTGGGGAAGACGATTACTTGTTCCTCTCCGTTTACATCCATAAATTCATCTTGAGCATAGGCTTCCTTGAAACTAACAATTTCAATAGGACATTCTTCATCTTGCTGCTCCCAAAAGGCTACGATTAGTTCTTGAGGTGAATCGTAATCCTCTTGCCAATCATCGACATGATATAGCTCTTTTTCTGCGTCCTCATAGTCTGGATCAACAACTACTTCATCTCGTGTTTGCACTAAATGTAAAGGATGGTGGGTACCAACATTATCCCCGCTTCCCTCACATTGTTTTGCAGAAAATTCTTTCAGGTATTTCTCCTGTTCTTCAGTAAGACTTATCGTTACTTCGCGCATTATTTTATTTCCCCCTCAATCTTCACATTCAAGTCTCCGTCTTCCGTGTTCAAAATAATATACTGATAATCATCCTCATTGGCTTCCTTCATAATCCACGCTCGGTCTGATGGATTAATTTTGCCCCATCCATCCAGACAAATGAGTTTAAGTTCTCCAGCTTGAGCCTTAGCCATGCGGAACGCCAGTTCGAACTGTTCGCCCTCGCTCAGGCCATTAATAAGCGTTTGCCCTATGCGGATATTGCCATCAGAATCAACGGTTATGCCAGGAATCGGGAGGGCTGCAATCTTAAGCAGTTCCTTCGGCATTTCTCTTCCCTTTTCTATTCTGGCTGTGAGGGTTTTGGAGAGTTCTTCCTTCGGCGCCAACTTCTCGCGGATCATACTCGACATAAGGTCAAAATCGCGAAGGTAACTTTGCATGGTGGCCACTTTGTCAGCTGCCAAGCGGAGGGGTTCGACTTCGATCGCCACCGTCTTGGTAAGCGTTTCCCGAGCATTTCCTACTTTGGCATCCTCAGTTTTTATTCGCTCATCCACTTTCTCACAAATTGCGATCACGGCTTGATCTTCAAGCTCAATAATGTTTTCGAGTTCTTGGTCTTTAGTGGCAAGGGAATTCTTGCACTTAGAAATTTCTTCTATTGCCTTAGTTTTTTCTTCCACTAATTCTCTTTTTGAGGTTTCTTTGGAAGTTTCAGCAATGTGATTAAGTGTGGACAACTCTTCCATATGCTGATCTTTTAAATCCTGAAGTTTCTGTTGATAATCATTTTTTTCACGTTCGATATTAAGCGAGAGTTCTTTATCTATGTCTCTAAGTGAAGAGATAAGCTTGTTTTCCATCCCATCTATGGAAGTTTGCACCTTCTCAATTTTCTGATCAAGGAATAACTTAAATTCTCTGATCTCATTCCTCTTCTGTACCATCTGGTTATGTTTAACCTGTCTCTCTGTCTCAGCCTCAGCCCTGGCGGTAGCAATGCGCCCCTCTAGCCCTTCAATAAGATTCTTGGCAGTATCTATCGTCTTGTTCACTTGCTCGGCATCATGGACAGCCTTGTAATACTCAGCAACCTTCTTCTCCCTCCACTCGTTGCCGTCATAGTTGGGTGGCAGCTCATTCCGGTACCCGGCTACTTGAGCCTTGAGGACCACGATTTCGCGGTTGATTGACTCGCGCTGGGCAAAGTAATAGGCGACGATCTGACCGAGGACTTGGAGGACGTGAGCCTCGTAATTGATACCGTCCGGAATCTCGCCGAACCAGTTTGAAATATCGCCCAACGTCCAGGGGATTTCCAGCATGTTAAGGATGATCTTGGCCTGCTCCGTTGCGGATCTGCCTACGAACTCAAGGGGTCTAAATATATCCCCATTAATAAACTGCTTGAGATATTTCTCTGAACTTGGCACCGCTTCACTAGGCTTTCTGACTTTAAGATAATCCGTTTTATTTGTCCGGATTTTCCTGTCAATTTCAAGGCCTGTGTCCGTCTGAATGAAGATGGTTGCCTCTTCTTCGCCGTGACGAATGACTTCGATTCGCTCTGATTTGTTGGTGAATCCCTTTTGGATGGCCTCGACTATGGAAGTTTTGCCTGAACCAACGCGACCGGTCAGGATGTTGATTTTTCCAAGGTCAGCCTTAAATTCTGATAAGCCAATGAAGCTGTTTATTTGAATTCTTGACACTCTCATTTCTTTATCCCTTCTCCCTTAAAATTCGTTCCAAATACCACGGTTCAAGCAACGATTGCACTTTAGTAACATTAACGATACAATCAGGGTGACATATTTCCTTTGGGGCCTCCTCTGACAAGGGGGCCTTTTTCGCGTCCGCATAGTCACGTGGTAAAGACTTGTCATTCCAGGCTTTATTCATCCCTTCTAGGGCTAGGGATATACCGTTGACCTTATCGACCGGAGCGTAATTACATTCGACAATTGATGTAATAACTCC